TGTGGACCCCAAATGGAGATTATCCACAAGACTTCTCTGACTTTATTCCTGAAACAACTATTAATTAGTTTATTAGTAATGATATAATAGATTTGTTAGATACGTCTAACGAGGAGTCTATGCAATAAATTGAAAAAATTCTTTTCCTACCTACTATTAATTCCAATGTTTTTGTTTGGAACAATGTTTTTAATATCTCCAGTAACACAGGCAAATACTCCACTTGTTTGTAACATGTCTACAGTTACTGGAGATGATGATGGGTCTTTTCCGATGACCCTTCCATTTAGTCTTCAGTTAGGTAACACTAACTACAATCAAATATATTACAGCACAAATGGTCTTATGTCATTTGGGCAGCCAGATGGTAATTTTTGGAGCTATCCATCAACCCCATCTGTAACTCTTGCAGGTAGGGACTGGGTTTCATTTGGTCCAGGTGCTTATACTTCATATGGATATAACGAAAACTCATTTTGTATTGAGTGGTCAGTTCGTCCATTCCCACAATCAAGCGGTCCTCTAACACAAATTAGATTAGTTGTAAATGTATTTCCTAATGGTGGATGGCATGGTGAGATTACAACTCTTGGATGGATTCCCCCAGACATTAGGCGTGGAATTGTATGGGAACAGAACGGAACACCATTATCAATCGAGGCAGCCTTTGATGTAAATGGTGGAGTTCCAGTTGAAGTTGAACCTGCTCCAGCCCCTACAAGCTTTACAGAGCCTCCTGCAATTCCTACTCAATGTTGGGATGGCAGTACAGTTTATGCTCCTGCCACATGTCCTGTTGAGCCAAGTCCTACCCCTACCCCTGAGCCAAGTCCTACTGCCAGCCCTGAACCACAGCCGTCAGTATCACCAGAGCCAACAATAGAACCGTCACCCCAGCCATCAGAGCCAAGCCCACAGCCGTCAGAACCTGTTGTGCAACCTTCAGAAACTTCTTCACCTAGTCCAACTCCTTCTTTAATTCCCTCAGAATCTCCGTTGCCCCCAGTAGAACCTGAGCCAACTCAAGACCCAACTCCTGAGCCAGAGATTTCATTTCCAGAATCATTAACTCCAATTCCAGACGAGAGTCCATCTCCTGATCCAGATCTTTCATCCACTGATCTTCCATCTGATAATAATATCACAGAAACAACAGGTGAAGAAATAAATACACTTGTTGAAGACTTTACTGAGAGTGGAAGTATTTCAGATGCTGAGACAGAACAGTTAATTGATAACTTTTTGAATGATGGATTTATCTCTCAAGATGAAGTATCTGGTCTTTCAGAATCTTTGACTGAAGATGGTATTTTGACGGAAGATGAAAAAGAATTGCTTGTAGATGTTATCTTAGAACAAGCAGATGGTAATGCTATTTCAACTGAATTAATTGACGAACTTGGACTTGATTATGAAGACTTGCCAGATGATCAACCAGTTATGTTAGAAAATGGCGTAATACTTTTTGCAGAAGTGGCAGACGCTTTGGAAATATTTGAAAATCCATCAGAAATTTTAAGTGCAGTGTTTACAGATCCTGGTAAGGCTCTTACTGCTGTAGCTAACATTGGTGCAGACATGACACCAGAACAACGTGAAGAATCACAAACAGTGGTTGTTGCGTCCATTATTGTTGGACAGGTAATAGCATCAACTAATTTAATAACAGGGAGGATAAGATAATGAAGAAATGGTTGAAAGATAAGTTTCGTGAAACATTAAACCAAACATTTACCCTTCTTGGCATGTTCGTAGCATGGGCAGTCCTAGACGGGTCTGCTAAAACAGTAGTTGGTTGGGCAATTATGCTATGCGTAGTTGTATGGTTGTTTTCAATGAAATTTAGAGAAGAAAAGGAGGAAGAAGAAAATGGCAAAAAGTAATGTAGATATAACAGTAGTTGATAAAGAGACTGGAGAAGAAGTAATTGGTTCCAAGGCAGTAACAAATGTATGGAATATATTCTTCAGAATTGTTGCAGTATTTGCAGCATCTGGTCTATCAATTATTGGTGCAGGTTCCTTAGTTGGAATTGATACACTAACTGCTGTTATTATGGCAGGTACGCTTGGTGTTGCTACAGTTGTTGAAAAACTCGCAAGAGCATTCCTCGATGATGGCAAGTTAAGTGCTAGTGAAATCAACTCAGCATTTAGTTCAGTAGACAAAAAAGCAGAATAGTATATAGGATATAATAGAGTAGGGGAGTCCTCCAAAGGACTCCCTTATTTTATATAAAAAGGAATGATTTATAATGGGTTCACCAATTGTTGGAGGTAAGGTAACAACACCTTACAAGAAGCTTGGAAAAATGTGGTCAAAAGGTTATCATACAGGTGTAGATTATGCTTGTAAAGTAGGTACTGACATTGTTGCTGTTGCTGATGGCAAGATTGAAAATGCTACCTGGGGAGCCAGCTATGGCACACAGCTAGTCCAAAAAGTTGAAGGTGGCTGGGTAATTTATGCACACCTATCAAAGGCTCTAGTTAAGGCTGGAGACGTAGTAAAGAAGGGTCAGCATATTGCTGAGTCAGGAAACACTGGCAACTCTTCAGGTCCTCATCTTCACTTTGAAATGAGAGATAATATTAGATGGAGTGCAGGTAAGGATATTGATCCTGCTAAGATTCTTGCATCTTAATATACCAAATTAACAATTGCCCCTAGAAATAGGGGCTTTTGTGTTTAATAAAACTATTTATCATTTTGTTATAATAAAAACTTGATTTTATTGAGTATTGGTGGTACTCTAGAATAATGCGTATCAGAACCTTGGTTCCGATTGCCCTTGTTGCGGTTCTTGCAATTGCATCCCTACCAACAAGCCACAGTCAGACCAGTGCTAATGCACCGCAAAATGTAGCAAGTAGAGTTAGTGAAAATAGAAGTATTGAAATTGCTAAACTTGCAACATATGAAAAAGAAAAGAAAGAAGAAAAAACTAGAAGTAATGAAAAAGCTTCTAGATCCAATAGACCAAAATCTATTGCTGCAAAAACTAATCAAGCTTTTGCAAAGTCCTACATGGAGTCTAAGTACTCTTGGGGACAAGACCAGCACTCTTGCCTTGTGAATCTGTGGAATCGTGAAAGCGGGTGGAGGCATACTGCTGACAACCCAACTTCAAGTGCCTATGGAATTCCACAAGCCTTGCCTGGAAGTAAGATGGCAAGTGCAGGGGCAGATTGGAGAACAAATCCAGAAACACAAATCAAATGGGGTCTAAAGTATATTAAGCATAGATACGAGACCCCCTGTGGAGCATGGGGTGCATTCAAGAAAAAGGGCTGGTATTAATTTACTAGTTTAATTAGATGTCCTGAGCAAAGACATTAAACTGCTCATTTAAACTTGACAAATTAAAAGGTATGGTGTAAAATCTAGTTATGGATACATTGAAAATTATTATTGAAGAGCCTAGTGGCTCAAGACGACCATTCTTTTATAATGTAAAAGATGAAGCAGAGGCTAAAGATATTGTAAAAGGTATCAAAGCAGACTTAAAGCCAAACTTTAGTTTAGCTTCCTGGAAGTACAAACAAGATAAGGATAAAAAGTGAAGACAGAAGTAATTGATTTTTGGGCTACATGGTGTGGTCCATGCAAGTTAATGAATCCAATTCTTGACGAGGTAGAAAAAGAATATTCTGATCTAACCATTACAAGAATTGATATTGATTCTGATAAAGATATGGTTGAACAATACAATATTCAGTCAGTTCCTACTTATGTCATTCTAAAAGATGGAAAAGAAGTAGATAGAATTATTGGTGCAAAGCCTAAGTTTGCTTTCTTAAAGAGAGTATTCCCAGAAAATGGCTGAAATTATTTTATTAGCAATTTTTATCTTACATCTTGTTGCATACAATGATGTTAAGAATTATATAGAAAAGTTAGAAAGAAAAGAAAAAGAAAAAGAAACTATCCTTAGAAAGGGGTTAATGTAATGTCAAGCACACTAGAGATGGTAGTTCAAGAATTACAAAACCGTATTGGTCAAATTACAAGCCAGTATGAAACACAACTTGCAGTTTTAAAAGCACAGGTAAATGAATTGCTTCAACAAAAAGATGAAGAAATTGAACAACTTAAAAATGGAAAACTCCATGTTGAATCTATGAAAAAGGAAAAGTAGTGGGAAAACATCACGACAAAGTTGCAAAGGCTTTAGAGATTCGTATTAAGAATGTTCCTAACAAGGGTGGATATAACACTCCTGGGTCAATGAATAAGAAAAAGACTGGTTACGCAAAGAATCGTTAAAGTCTGGTAGAGTTGGGCAGGTGGTGAGCCCCTTTGACTGTAAATCAAACGCTTTAGCTGTGTAGGTTCGATTCCTATCTCTACCACGATATAACTAAATATCAATCCCCAATAGCTCAATCGGCAGAGCGGCAAACTGTTAATTTGCATGTTCCTAGTTCAAGTCTAGGTTGGGGAGCAAACCCTAATTAGCTCAGTGGATAGAGCAAACGGTTTCTACCCGTTAGGTCAGGAGTTCGAATCTCTTATTGGGGACGTGGAAACATTAAAAGAAAAAATGATTGCCTTAAGGGAACAAGGGAAAACATATAATGAAATCAAGAAAGAGCTTAATTGTTCCAAAGGAACTATCTCCTATCATCTTGGTAAAGGGCAAAAGGAAAAGGCAGCTGTTAGATCTGTGAATCAAAGAGAAAAAGCAATGCTTGCATTTCATGAATATAAAGAAGAAAAGGGATGCTTTGATTGTAAAGGAAAATTTCCACATTACATATTAGAGTTTGATCATAAGCCAGAGTTTGAAAAAATTGCTGCAGTCTACAATGTTATGAAAACATTAGGCATCCCCAAGGCTTGGGAAGAAGTTGCCAAGTGTGATGTAGTCTGTGCAAATTGTCATAAAGCTAGGACATATCAAAGAAAGCCATGGGGAAGAAAATTAGATATATAATAGAATTACTATGTATGAGTATCGAGTAAAGAAAGTTTTAAAGGTAGTTGATGGTGACACTATTGATGTTGATATTGATCTTGGCTTTAATGTTTCGTATACACAGAGGGTAAGGTTGGCTGGCATTGATACTCCAGAATCTAGAACAACTGATCTAAAAGAAAAGGCACTTGGCTTAGAAGTAAAAGAATATTTAAAACATCACCTAGATGGTGCTGAAGATATAGTAATTCAAACAGAAAAGCCAGATAGTTCTGAAAAATATGGTCGTATTTTAGGATGGCTATTTATTAATGATGAAGATATTTCTCTTAATGAAAAGATGATTAATGAAGGCTATGCCTGGGAATATGATGGGGGAACAAAAGCAAAAGACTTTGACTCCCTACTTGCAAAAAGATCCAAATAATGCTATACTAATTATTCGGAGGCAGACGCTCGTTTATAAGAAAGAATATAATGTTTGAAAAACTAATAGAATATAAAGAAATGCGAGAAGCGATACAAAAAATTCGTAGTCTACATTCCCCTGCAAATGCTGGTGGTTGTAGTGACCTTGACTGTTGTTCTCCAAGTGATTCTGAAGAATTTTGTAGTGAATGTCAAAATTATGAATATCCTTGCACAACTCTTAAAATATTAGACGGTGAAATATAGTGAAATTCTCTCACTCAATAGCTGAAATGCTAATCCTATTCTTTGTGGCATTAAATTGCTATGTAAATGTTAAAAGATATTCTTGGGAGAATAAGAAAAGAAAAGCTTTAGTAAGTCTAATTAATAGCGACTATGACAAATAAAAAATCGTAAAAAATCGGGCGAAAAAATCGGCGGAAATAGTATACATATGCTCAACATGAGCAACTATATGATATATAATAGATATCTCCCTAAATGTGTAAAACTACACAAGGGGAGATTTTATTTGTAAGGGAATAATATGGAATATTGGTCTTGGATACTGGCTGTCATTGGGGTAGCTGGTATTTACTTTGTTGGTAGAAAGACTCTTTGGGGATGGTTTGTATTATTATTTAATGAAACTATTTGGATTGCATACGCTATTACAACACAGCAGTATGGGTTCATTGTTTCAGCTATTGCCTATGGAGCAGTCTATATAAGATCCTATTTGCATTGGAAATCAGACGTTTAATTTTTGCGGGGAAAGTAAACAATATACCCTTATTACCTATATAAACATAACTAACTATATAACATATAAGGACATTAAATGATGCTTCGCATATGATCATATAAACCAGAAGAAAGTCTCTTAGAGAGCCTTATAGAGCCTTTAAATAGCATAATATAGCTTGTCTTGGCTATTCTATATGATATGTATTGGATTAAAATGGATATAAATGGAGTGTAGTGGATGTATATGGGTGAGAAAGCATATCACATCTTAATCATAATGTCAAATATATATAATGGGCGTGTTTTATTTTCATATATTTTGCATAGTTTTTAATAGATTTTAATATATTCCAGGGTATTTTTAACTCATTCGTAATACATTTTAATGTATTCTTATATATAGTTATATAGGGAGTATTGGTATATAATTTTATATCCCCCGAAAATATTCCAGCGTATTTTTGGGTCCTTCGTAATACCTTTAAGAATGTAAAATATCTATTGGATAATCACATTGAGGAGAATTTTTAATAGCTGATTCTAAAGCTGTCTTTATTTTCTTTATAGGATCTTTCCAGGTATAAGAAGTATCAAGAGATCCTATTGCATAGCTATTACCAGATCCAATAGCTGTATATTTATCATATTCATTTACTTGCCAGTCATTAGTAGATATATTAAATAATCTTCCATGTACCCCCACCAAAAAATCTGCAGCTGCCTTATCATCATCTGATATATCAATACCATATGGCTCTATAGCTTTTTTCAGGGTAAGAATAAAATCTGTTCTCATATACTTATCTACATCTTTCTTAAGTACATTAGGAAAATCAATATAATGAGCTACTTGTCCAGATCCCCTTGAAGAAGCATATCCAATTAAAAATTGTCCATTCTTTTTTATTTTCGGGGTAATAGGAGAAGATATAGAATATTCATCAGACATAGCTCTATCTGATCCCATATATACAATACCATTATCTATGAGTCCAATTACTATAGTCATATATCTATTATACTCTCTTTCCTTTGATTTTCAAAATATATTTAATTGACAAAAAATTATTCCAGGGCATTTTTGACTTCTTCGTAATAGTATGCTAGAACTGGATCCGCGCCCCCCTGGTGGGGAATGTAGGGCTCGAACCTACGACTGGCAGATTATGAGTCTGCTGCTCTAACCAACTGAGCTAATTCCCCAGCAAATTAATCAATAAAGATTTTTGCTACGAATATTATTACTCCCATTATTATTGGAAACATAAATATTCCTGCTAGAGCGGTTGTTACGATATCGTTCCCACAAGTACAACAAGATTGACCACACATTATTTAACCGTCAAATCATCAATTGATTCATATTCACTTTCTGGGTCTGCTTCAAATAATAAGCAAAGGTCTTTCCAAGTTTCATCTAAGAGTTGCTCACCCTCATCTGTTAGAATAACCATTTCTTGAACAACAGCAATTGAAAGAGGAATGCCTAAATCATTATAGTCAAAAAATTCTGAATACTCTTCATCATTAAAACTATCTTGAGTAAACTGTACTAAGATTTCTGCTTTTGTTCTATTGTCCATTGTCGTGTCCTGTCTGATAATCAAAGATTAGTTCTTTACTAAATGTAATTTGCTCGTCTGCAATTATCTCGTTGATTCCGTCTGCAAAGTTTTTTGCATTTGCAATTACCATTTTATTATTTTCAGTTATTCGTCTTGGTATCCATAACCGCCATTGTGCTTGGCTAATTCTACCGTCTGCCAAAAGTGCAACGATTTTATCTGCTGTACTTTCTGTCTGTGATTTTCCCATAGTTCCTCATTTTAGCATAGTGGTCTGACAAAAAAATGGTGGGGCAGGGATTATTGTGAAGATAGATACCCTGCCCACACCTGCCACTACCTAACGAGAGGTTACTGGCTTAGCACGTTTTAGAGTGCTAAGATTGACATTATCAACAAAGTGTCCAAGACCATTACGGATAACAACACGTTCTGTGTTGCCCCACTTTTCCAAGTATGTGTAACGAGCCTTACGAGCCTTATCTAGTTGCTTGTTTGTCATTTTATCTCCTTATTAGTTACCTTGTTATTATCTTACATTATTTTGACGGGATTGTCAAATCTATTGTTCTTCCATTAATGATAGTATTGTGTTATCTGGTATTAATAGTTCTACATCTTCTTCCATGTCGTCTATGGCATATATAATAAAACCATCAGATAGCATACTAAAGTCTTTAACTGTGTATATCTCATCTTCCCATTGGATAATATCTCCAGGTTCCAGGAAATTGGGAAGAACAAAGTCAAAAGCACTATACGAGTTCAAGTTCATGCTCAATCGCCTCCACATAGGATTCTATCACACTTGATAAGTTTACTAAGACTGCTAGAGTTAGTTCATTGTCATCTAGTTCCAATGCTCGTTCTAAGTTAAGCACGGTATGTTTAATAAATCTATTAACTGCTTTTTCCATTAGTCCCAGTTCCTATCATCTAGAATGTGATCAATACCAGCATCAATTGCTTCGTAGAATGTGTCGTACACTTCGCCCATATCTTCATTGTGTGCAAACACTTCCCACCAAGGATTTTGATGAATAGTCTCATAGCCAGCATTTCCCATAGTCTTGACATACTGCATCAACTGTATGTCATCTGTAATGCCAGCAGCCTCTAAGTCATCTGAATATCTAATTACGGTTTCATCTTCACTAATAGTTCCGTCTTCTAATAAATCTAATACACATAGATACATCTCACCATTACGTTCAATGTCTACCACACGATCAAGGTATGTGATAGTTGCATAAGACTCTGCACCCTCTTGCCACACATAAAACTCTGGCATCTGCTTACTTGTGGGTATAGTCATTGTGTATTCTACTGTTACGCCTTCTAATGTTTTCATATGCGTAGCCTATCCTACTTTCTTCGGAATGTCAAGTCTTGTTAGGTTATAAGCAAGGATTTCTTCTAGTCTGTAATATTCAGCTTCTTGTTCTGTATCTTCTTCTAGATACTCCCACTTACCTGATTCCTTGTTGTAGAGTAATCTATCACGGTCAAGTAGTTCGCCCTCTGCATCTACCATAAAGGCTCCCCAATCTTCATCATACACAACTACCCAATGGTATTGATTACTCATACTTCTACTTCTCCTAAATCCATTAGATAATCTTCCTTGCCACACTCTATGCAACTAAATACCATTTCATCTTCATACTCTAGAAATGTAGCGTCACACATACAGCA